CAGGGCTCCGGCCAAAGGAAAGTGGCCGATACCCTACACCAGCGGGCGGCCGAGTTCAGCCCATCCGCGTTGCCAATGGTCGAGATGCGCCTCGGCGATCAGGCGTCCTGGCGAACCGGCAGGACGGCAGGCTCGCCGATACGCCGTCCGCGACGGCTTACCACCGCATCACCATAGCGCTGGATGGGATCGGCAAGGGTTCGCTTGACGAAGAAGCCGAACAGCGTCACCAGCAGCAGCATCGCTGCGATATAGAAAGGGCCGGGAATGGCCAGCGCGCCTGCACCGAAGCCCAGCCGCTCGGCGATCGCGAATACCGACGGATGGGACAGGAAGACGATATAGCCAATCCCGCCTAACGGTGCGATCCAGCTCAGTCCCTTGCCGCTGATGCGTGTCGCGGCAATGAAGACCGTAATACCCACCGCGTAGCTGATGAAGTAGCGATACCAGGTTTCGCCGAGACCGGTATCGCGCGAGTAGGCCAGCACGCAGATCGGCAGCAGAAACAGGTAGAACAAACCGACCGCGATGCGTGCGTAATGCCCGGTATCGGCCGCGCGACCATTATCCGTGGCTTTCCACAGCGCACCGAGGAAACACACGCTCAACATCAGAGGCAAGGCCACCGGCAGCTTCATTTCCAGCTTGTAGCGCAGGAACGCGAGCAGCAGGGTGAAGCCGTACTGGGCCAGCAGAAACAGCAGATCGCGCTTGGCCGAACCGCCCAGGCGCAGCGCGAACATGACGATGCACAGCACATAGAAGGTCAGTTCTATCTGCAGCGTCCAGTACAGACCGATCACGTTTTCGACGAATACGAAGCCTTGCAGCATCGTCGCGTTGACGGCGATGACAGCCGGACTGAATACCCGTGCCGGATCGTCCCAGGGAAACATCACGCCGAGCAGCAGTGAGAGCCAGTACAGGGGAAACAGCCTGAAGAAGCGCTGATAGACGAACGCCGCGACAGGCCGTTCGTAGCGATGGCGACTCTTGTACAACGCCGCGACGACGAAATAGCCACTCAGGGCGAACAGCACCAGCACGCTGATCTTGCCGACATCCAGCACCGTTTTGCTGACAAGAAACAGATCGCTGGTCAGTCCATCGAATTGGCCGTCACGCTTCATTTTTGCGATCAGATGAGAATAGGCGACGCACAACGCCGCAACGCCGCGCAGGGCGTCGAGTCCGAGTAGTCGAGACATGTCTGCTGCTCACTTGACCAGGAAGGTCGCCAGCATCACTGCAGGAAGAACTGACGCGAGGAGGTAGACAGGCATTCGCCAGAGTGGGACGGCCGGGGCTGCAATCCACCGGGCGGCGAAGCATGAGCGACAATCAGGCAAGCTACCGCGACAGGCACCGAGGCCTGCACAACTGCGCGATCGAGGTCGCAGGCCCGGCGTACAGGAGGCACAAGGCGCACCGGCAACCTGTCGACAGGCCAGAGTTACCAACAGCACCGGTTCGCTTGTCAACGCGTTCTGCGCGTCGCCCGACAGATGACACCTGACCCAGAACTGGCCCACGTCGTCACCTGTCGAGCCGCTCAGCCCGTGTTAACCTTGCCGGCTTTCCCGCGGGAACCTGCCGCCCCGGACGGCTCGACCGAACGTTATCCGAGCAGCCTTCCCCGCCACTCAACGAACCGCACGCAAACCAATGACCAAGCCCAACGCCGACCTCTCCGCCCATACGCCGATGATGCAACAGTAGGGTAAGAATCAGGCTGTAGGCCGCGCAGAATCTAGACCTCAGAGATTACCCGTCTAAAACTCAACGGCAACATAGCGCCTCTGCAGGCCAGAAACCACGCGGGACGCTGATCTAGTATTAGACAGCGTTTTGCACCCTCTCAGCCCGTCCGGGCAATCTCAATTCCCCTTCACTGCTTCATACGAAACCTGACAGGTCAGTCCTGCTACTCGGCTTCGATCGGCAAATTCAGCAATTCCCCCCGCAGCCTCATCAAGCCGACTGAGCATGACGGCAAGCAGATCGCGGGCGGCGTCGGCTGCCTCGCCTCCACCGGCAGCACCGGGACAGCGGGCGGGTCTGCGCGATAGCTCGGCGACTCGTGCGCGCAGCCGGCCAGCAGCGTCATCAGCGGCAGCAGCATCAGCGGCAACTGCCGCAATCTTTTCCTGTGCGTCACGGCGTATTCCCTCGATTGCGGTCTGTCGGCGTTGTTCTTCGGATCGGGCGCGGGATTCGGCTTTGCGTGCGGCTTCTGACCACTCGGCTCGCGCGACAGATAGCTCCCCCTTGGCATCCATGACGCGGTACTGCTGCGCGCCGCCGACTATCAGCAGCGCAGCCAGCCACCAGAGCCATGAGGGCATAAGCTTTAGCCAGGCGGTCATGCGAGCGCGCCCCCAGCCAACGAGTACGCAGCGATAAGCTGATCAACCTTATGCTCATGTTGTCCGTAGTTCGCGCCGGGGAGACTTGCCCAACGGCTGCGGCACTTATGGATAGCCTCAGCAATGCGCCCGGACTTGATGTCGTCCAGCGCCCGGCATTCGCGGATCAGTTGCAGCGCGATACGGTCCTGTGATTCCGGGCTGAAGTCAGGCAGGCCTAGCGTCCGCTTGTAATGGTCGTAGTAGCGCGACAGGATCTGGTACCGGCCGGCTGCCGTGGACTTGATGCCGAGTTTGGGTAGCGGCACAAGCCGGCGCGGGTGATCGGCATAGCCGCTGAACAGCCCGCCTCCCACCACTACGTCATACCCTCGGTCCTTGGTTGGCTGGCGACCGTTGTCTGTACCCTCAGACCATGCGATGAGGTCCAGAAAGGCGAGCACGTTTGTGCCGCCCGCTTGGGCAGCTGAGATTCTAGGCATGGGTAGATCTCCTAAGGATTGCGCGCAGGCAGCAGCGCGAGAGCGGGCGCTATGGCTCGCTCCCGTATTTCAGAGAGGGTCATTGGTAATCCTTTGGGCGTAAAAAAACCCGGCGCTCGGCCGGGCAGGTGATGTTTTGCTACCTAGTTTCAGCCCATCCAGAAAATAGTTACCTGTCTTGCGCTGCCGGATGTGTTCTTGACTTGTAGAAGCCCCCCAGAAACCCACAGCCGGAACGTGCCGCTAACCGGTTCGGTGGTTGTGCCAACCTCAATCGCCGTCCCTTTGGCCAGGCTGACAACCCCGCTACCAGATACCGCCACAAGACCGTGCGACTGGTTACTTGACCCAAACGATACGATTGCAGCTGAGGTTACGTTGTAGCCAGGGATGACAAATGTTTCTGTCGCGTCGTTAGCAATACTCTTTGAGAATATCGAAAGAGAACCAGAAGAAACATCCTCCCCAAGTAGCGCAGGAACCCGTAGAGCGCCCCCTTTAGGGGTTATGGAGCTGGAGAATATGGACTGCTTAAGGAACCCGACGCATCCACGGTCGCTTACAACAGCATCCGCTGCTACGCCTGACACTCTATCTGTCACAAGTGCTCGAACAGTGCCTAGGTTTACGCAATCCTCAATGCTAACGGTACCGACATAAGGGCTTCCGCTAGCACCTGAGGCCGTCACGCGAACAAGCTCGCCAGCTATGTCTGTAGCGGTGCAGTCACGCACTACGGCGCGGCTAAGGTTGCTCCATACTCGAAACTCAAGTAGCCGGGTAATCGGCCCAATGACGTCGATATCCTTAACCGAAAGTTGGTGCTGCGTGGACGCTCGCGGAAAGGTGGATACCACTTGATCTAGCAGGTGTGTTGTAAATACTTTAACTCCAGATAGGACGCCTGCGAAAGACGGAAGGTTTTCATTCGGCTGGAATGAAACAACCTCATTCGGCACTGAGTTGGCGCCCGAATAGTGGCACTGGATGTCTCGAACAACCCCACCCCCGACCTGTAGGTCGATCTCAGCATTTCCACCCCCAGTAGGTCCGCTATACCGGGAAAAATTCGTCCCGGTTATGACGCTAGAGGTGCATTGGCTTTTAATGCTACGACCCCAGCAATCTCGGAACTGACCGCCTCTGACTAGAAGCGTACTGTTTACCTGCCCGCCAGCCGTAAACCACGGACCAAACACGCGCAGCCCGTCCTGATCCGCTGAGTAAGCGACATCCTCACTGGTGATATCAGAGATGTCTGGATCATTGACGATGGTCTGAATCGGGTATCCGTCGATAGTCCCGAAGACCGTGATGCCTGTGACACCAACTGTGCCGACAATGCCAGCCCCGGCGGCGAGCTTGACGTTCTTCACTACAGGGCGGTCAAACTGCACAAGAGAGAAGCCGCCGCGAATAACAATTCCGTCGCCGTTCTCGAATGCAAGGTCAGCGCGGCGAATGTTCTCGACGCACAAGTCTGCCGCGTAGAACTTCGCATACCCGAGAGGGAAGCCTGCGGTGGATGGGTTTCGGAAGCGAGCGCCCATGAATGCAAGGGAGCTGCCATCAACAGCCAGCTTTCCCTCAATCCGATGTTCCAGACCGGGCATAACGTCGAAATCCAGAACGCCGTTAATAGTGGAAGCACCATCGTAGAAGATTGTCGCGCCTGATGATTTCCAGTTGACAGCCCCAAGTATTGTTCCGGTCAGAGTTCGCGTAACCCTGATATTAAGCTGTCGAAAGTCCAGCGGCTCGCCGGAAAGTATGGCCGCCTCTAGCGCCGCAGAATCATCCGCAACTCCGTCGCCCGCTACTCCAAACGAAATTATGGATTTAGCTACTTGCCGAAGGACGCGCCCGGCCGTCCCGGCTGGATAATCAATAGCCGGGTCAAAGCCGACAATTCCAGCGCCGCCCGTAGCTGCCAGCTCCTGCCGCAGCACGGCATCGCCGACCGACACGAAACTCGCCGACTCGGCCGCCCAATCACCAGCCAGCGTATAGGGCAGATCGAGAGAGGCAGCGGCACGATAGAATTCGCCGTCTTTGCGAAATATCTGGTTGTACGCAGAGATTACCAGCCCGGCCGCATAGTCACCTATGACATAGAGCGCAGCGCCCTGCTCGAACGCATCGTACTGCGCCTGCATATCGACAAGGTTTTGGTCGGCCTTGGCGACGGCCTGGTCTGACTTGGCGTTTGCCTCGTTTGCGATGGCTACTGCCTCGTCCGACGTTGCGTTCGCATCGTCGATTTCGGTCTGCTGCTGCTGGTCTATCATGATCAGGAGGTCGAATACGTCCTCGTGAACCTCGGCGTAGAACTTGCCCTGATTGCGCAGATCGGTCAGCTGCAGGATGTCGACGACTCGGGTGGCCTTGAGCCGCTGAACGGCGGTCGGCGCAACAACGAGTGTGACGACTCCGCCCTCCTCATCTCCCGCGCCCGTCACAGTAAAGTCGCTATTCAGTGTGAGAATCTGGGTTGTCTTGGCCTCATCGTCGATCAGCGTAACAACCAGATCGGCTGCGCTGTTGAACTTGTAGCCAATGGGGAAAACCTTGTTGGCGCCGTCTCCATTGAAGCTGGAGACGTTTGTGTTGGTCTGAACGGTCATGGCCGGTCCTTTCGTGCGGGCAATAAAAAGCCCCTCTCATTGGCGGGGCCTGGAATTTGGGCAATAAAAAACCCGCCGAAGCGGGCTGCGTTACGTTATGTCTACTACACCAGCCGCGAAGCCAGCCATGCGGCGGCAATGACCCCTCCTACTGCCAGGCCAATCCAAAGCGCCCCCTGAGTTCCGCTGCGAGCAGCAATAAGCAGATCGCCACGCGACCGAATGCGGCCGTGGTACTGCTCAGCGGCTACCGAGACGGAAACTACAGACGCGATCAAGTACGCAGCAATGACCCCGTACAGCCTGATCTGTTCAGGCAGTACGAGGCCTGCGGCGACGGCCACCAGCAGTGGCGCGAGGAAGGCGATCAGGCCGGCAATCAAAAGGCTCATGCCTTGGCGGCCTTGCGAGCAGACAGCCAGGCACGCAGACGATTAGCCGCTAGCCCGATGAGCGCCCCCGCCGCCACTGTGGCAGCGAACACGACTGGCGTGGTCGGATTACCCATGGCCAGCATCAGGGCAACATAGGCCGCAGCGCTTGCCGCCATAGCCTGCCAGGGGCGAGGCATCCACCATGCAACCAACACGCAAAGCGCGATGCTAATCGGATCAAGCAAGCGCGCCAGTGTTATAGCCAAGAATGTAAGCATCGATTACCTCGCAATCCCTAGCGGGTCTTGGTACGTCTGTGATGGCCGCAACAGGAACTGCTGGGCGTTTTCCTTTTCTATTCGGCGCTCCATGCGGCGCAGAGCACCTGGATTCAGGGCCTCTTGCACGCTATGCAGGAACAGATAGTCCATGGCTGTGCGAGTGTAAAACAAATTCGCGAATGGCGTGTTCTGGATGGCGAAGCGGAAGCTGGCCGCCGCCGCGTCGTCGCCGTCACGCATCCTGGCGAACAGGTCATACCCGCCGTCGATCAGGCCCAGCGTCGGACCGGAAAGCGATTGGGTGAGCCCGCCGCCGAAGCGGTTGGCCTCGCCGAACAGGAAGTCACCGTAAAGCCCGAGCGCGCCGCCCTGCAGCATTGCAGCAACCCAGGTCTTGGGATCGTCTGCTGGTCGCGGCTCGCGGCCTTTCACGATGTCTTTCAGCGACATCGCGCCGTAGCCGAAAAGCGTGGTCCAGAGCATGAGCTGCGCCACGCCCAATTTCTCGCCATTTCCGCTGCGCATGGACTGCAGCAATTCCCGACCAACGCCGGCGCCGTATGCGCTGGGCTTGTAGCCGCGCCCGTACAGTTCGCGGCCGATCGACTTCTGTAGCACCGCGACCGGAAAGGCCTTGAACTGACCCACAAAACGCAGCAGCTCACCGGCAACAGTGCCTGGCTGGGTGCCGCGGCGCATGATGGCACGTGTTCTGGCGTCCGGCTCGATGACCGCATAGCTGGCCCGGTCGGTGATGTAACTGCGCAGGCTGCCGCGCAATTCCTCGCGCAACTCGCCGATAGCGGCGTCATTTACCGTGCGCCCCTTGCTGGTCAGATATCCGGCCAGCGCCTCTTCGGGGATGCTGTCGATGCCCTGCGTGGTCATGTACTCGCGGCCGTCAGCCTCCTTGGCAGGAGTAGAGCGCAGCAGATCCCACTTGCCGGCGTCGATATCAAACAACTCGAGCGTGCGCTGCAGGTCCGGGTTCATCTTGTCCCAGTCCAGCGAGCGGTTGTAGGCCAGGTGATGGCTCATCATCAGCGCCGCAGTGCTGCGCATGGTGTCGGTCCACCAAGTCAAGCCGTTTAGCTTGAAGAACAGCTGCTGCGCCCGGCTCATCTTGCCGCCCAGCGTGTCGTCGGCGCTGAACTTGCTCACCACTTCCCCGCGCACGCTGTCGAAGAATACGCCCAACGTCGAGAGAATTTCCCGCTGCTCAGCTGGCTTGCGGCCCTGAACCATGCCGCCGATCAGCGTACCCATGGAGGACAGCATGCCCTTGCCTTGGTAGCGCATCTCACTGGCCGCGACCGGAAGGTCCGTCACCGCCGAGATCACCGCGCCGCCCAGCTTGGCCATGGACTGCCAGGCACGCAGGTTCGAAGCCACCCGGGCGCCGACATGGTTTACAGCCATGCGGGACGTGCCGTCGATCTCAGAGAAGCGCGTCTTGATAAGCCCGTTGCGATCCTGCTGGAATTTGCGCAGGCCTTCCGGGTCGTTCTTCAGGTCAAGCTGCAGCTCATCGAGCGCGGCATTCCAGTTGCTTTCCGGATTGGTGCCGAGCCGGCGCATCATGCCGGTACTGTCGCCAGAGCGATCAAGGCCGCCGAGGAAGGCTTCGCGCAGCGAGCCAGTACCATAGACCTTGTTGTATTGGTTCCAGGCCAAGCCATCCTTAAAGTGCAGCACGCGCTCAGCGCTGACCTTCTTGGCCAGGTTGCGCGGACCTTTGAAACCGTTCGGCTGGCCGGTCGAGACCTTGAGGTGCACGCCAGAGACCAGACCGTTATAGGTGGCGAGCAGAAAACCGTCTACGTCTGAGCCTGCTTCGAAGGTGCGCTCATCCAGCAGCGGCAGGATCTCGTCGCGCCACTGCTTGAATCCTGCCTGCTGCATCTTGTACGGATCATGGGACTGGCGAACCACATAGCCTGGCAGTTTGCGAATGAAGGCGCCGGCCCGGTTCGCGTCGATGCGCGCCGTCTCCTGATACTTCTGCATGATCTTGGCGATCTGCTGAGCCTCTTTGCTCAGGCCATCCAGCGGCTTGTCCATGCCAATGCGCCAAAGCGCGTCGGCAATGTCAGCGTCCAGATCGCCCTTGGTGAGGAACGGCTTCAGCCCTTCGGCCTCGATGTCGTTCAGAAAGCCAGCGATATACGCCTGGCTGAGCTGCTTCTGCTCAGCTGCAACCGAGCGTCGAGCACCGGGGCGCGCCACGTTGGTGCCGACAAGGAAGGACTCAAGGCCCAGGTCCGGACGATCTGACCAGGTGCCGCGGATGTAGCCGACCAGTTCAGCACGACGCCGGGCATTCAACAGCGCGTTACGCTTCTCGATCGCGGCAGCCAGCTTGACCTCGTTGCCCATCTCATCAGCGGCACGCATGGCGGCGTCTTCGAGGCCGAGCATTCCATCAGTGGCCTGCAGCTGCTTGATACGCGCCTGAAGGTCGCCCACCAGCTCGACCATCTCTTCTTCGTTCAGCTCACGCCCTGCGGCCTTGGCGGCAGCCTGGATTGTGTCGATGCAGTCTAATGCGGCCATTAGTTCCTCAACTGACAGAGTGCAGCGGCCCGGTAGGCGGCGGCGTAGGTTTCGGCGTCTGCGGCGATTTCGTCGGCTTCGCGCATGAATGGCTTGAGGTCGATGCCGGCCTGCGCCGCCATCTCGTCGGTCAGCGCCTGCTCATCTGCAAGCATACGCTCTGCGCCTTCCAGATCAGTGCCGTCCAGTGCGTCAGATGTTTCGCCCGCGGCGTAGCTGGCCACCTCGCCTTCTGGATCGGCAACCGTCTCGACGGGCTCCTTCAGGCGCTGCAGTGCGGCGGCGCGCTTGGCTGGGTCGGCAAGGTCGAAAATGGCCTCAACGTTGACAGGTCGACCGGTGACTGACTGAGCGACAGCGGCACGCAGCGCGCTCTCTCGAACCTGCCAGGGTGCTGCCTCGGCTTTCGCTCGGGCGGTCTGACGCAGATCAAAGCCGCTGGCGATGCGGCCTGTCTCGGCGTCGATGCGCGACTGGTAGCGCTGCGGGATCTCGCCACGCTGCAGGGCGTTGAGTTCGCCGCGGGCAATCTCTGCCTGACGGTTCACGTCTGTTGCTGATTCGATTTCGGCCTTGCGCTCGTTAAGGCGCTGGCGCTCCTCGGCAATAGACTCGCGGGCAGCTCGCTCTGCCTGCTTGCGGCTCATTCGCTGGCCCTGGAACTCCTTGGCGCGTGCCTTGAATGTATCGTCTAGCGTGTCGAGTGTCTTCTGTATGGCGCCTTGCTCAATCTTCAGGTCGCGCACGTTTGGCAGCTTGCCGGATGCGATCTCTTGAAGCTCAGCGCGAATCTCCGGCATCAGCGTCTCGCGCGCCTGGCGTCCGGCATCTTCAGCCATCCGAGCGCGGTCACCCTGAATGCCTCGCTCGAGTGAGTCACGCAGAGCCAGCATCGGATCTTCATCGACGCGCAGCGCGAACTGCTGCGGGCTGATCTTGGCCGGAGCCTGGCCAGCGACAGCTGGTGACTCAGCCTTGACACCTTCCAGCAGCGTGCCGCGGCGCACGTCGGAGATATACCCGCCAGCGCTGTGCAGACCGCCACCCATGACGGAGCCGAAAGCGATGTTCAGCAGGCTATCAACGGCGCCGTAGTCGGCCTGGTCCTGAGCCGAGGCATACAGAACCAGAGGCTCGACTAGCGCAGCGCCTACAGCGCCTTCCACCGCACCAACCTGCGCACGGACAGCAGCACGCGCCGCAACCGACGTACCAGCCCTGGCCAGCATCGACGCATAGCGCGCCTCGCCAACGATCGGCACAAAGGCCGAGGCAATGTTGATCGGGTCCAGCACCGAAGCACCGAAGCCTGCCAGCAACTGCACCGGGATGGTGGACGCCGGGGCGTTGTCCAGAATCAGCTTGCGCTTGACCTCTTCACGCTTGCGCTCGATCAGGATATCCAGTGCGCCGGCGCGAATGCCGGAATCCTCGACGGTCAGGTCAAGGCCTTCTTCCTTGATGCGGGCGCGGGCCTGCTCGGCGGTCAGCAGCGGTGTTTCGGGCTCGGCGCGACGCTCCGGGATGCCGTAGGCCGGGTAGGCCTGCATCTCAACAGTGCCGCGCTCTGCCTCGTTCAGCTCCCCGATACGCCGCGCGGCGCTCGTTGGGTTCTCGAACATCGCCTGATCGAACGCAGCTTCTGCCGCGTCGAACTGGCCGGTCACCACATCATCCAGAATGTTGCGGTCTTTCCGGATGATCAGGCCATCGGTGAATAGCGTCATTGAGTGCCCCATGCACCAGAAGGCGCGGCAGATTGGTTCATCTTCTCCCGGCCTTCGTTGAAGCGCTGCCAGGCGCTGGGTTTTTGGATCGCCTCAGCTGCCAGGTCATCGAACTTGCGCGCCACCGGGTTGCCGGCACGATCAAGCACCGCCTCGCCGCCGTAGTACAGCGCCACGCCGCTTTCGTCGGGCAAGGTGACCCAGTAGCCATCCTTCTCGATGGCAGCCTTCACGCGGCCCGCGGCGAAGTCCTCCGGCACACCGGCTGGCGTGCGGAAGTTCAGCGTCATAGGGTCGAGTGATTCGATAGCGCGCTCGGTGCCAGCCTCGATCAGATCCGCGTCATAGGCTTTCGGTACGCGGTAGGTGCCCTGCAGCGTGTACTTGTCATCGATCAGCGCCTTCTTCGCCAACTCGACGGCATCACGCGCACCCTTGCCCTGCCCCATGTAGGCGTAGGCCAGGCGCTCGGCTTCGTTGTACAGGGTGGAGAAGGTACGCTCGCCGCCGACTTGGCCGGTCAGGGTGTTGCGGAACTCGGCCATGCCTTCGTTCAGTGCTCTCTTTGCATCGCTCGCTTCGGCACTGTCTAGGCCAGCCTTGAGTTCCGCCGTCTTCAGCGGAGCAATTCGGGCCAGCGTGGCGCTGGTTTGCGGATCGACACCGGAGCCAATCACCAGCGCGGCGCCTGGCAGCTTGTCTTGCAGCTGCTTGTAGACGGTCGGCCAGTTGCGGCCCCACTGTTGCTGTAGTTGCTCAATGACCTGCGCGGCGTTGCTGCCGCCGTCCTCTGTGTTCTCGAAAGCGGCGGCGATGCTGGCAGCCTGGCGCGAGGTGAGAAGCTTGGGCTCGGACGCACCCAGGCGCTGCTGCTCAGCAATCATTGCCGTGGCATACGCTTCGACCGCGGCAGGGTCACCGCTCGATGCATCCTCTGCAGCCTTCATTAGCAACGGGCTGCGCCCAATCACATAGGTGGCTGGGTCGTTCTGCAGCTCGTCGCCAAGACGTGAAGCCGAGTTGAGCAGCGCGCCGTAAAGCTTGGCATCGACTGCGAAACCATCCTCGGCCACGCCATCCTTTGCCGGCCGAAACTGTTCGACCAGCTGCATACGCTCATCGGGCGAGGCCAGCGCGACTTGACGAATAGCGGTCCCGATCTGCTGGGTTTTCTCGAACTGCGCGTACCGCTCCGCGCCCTCTTGTGCGCCGTAGGAGGCGATGAAGTCAGAGGCCGACGGCGGGTTCTCGAAATCGAAGCCCGACAGATAGGCGGACTGAGCATCCGACACGCGGGTCGATAGCTCTGCCCGGGCGATGGCCTGAATCTGCTTAGCCTGAATCTCCCGCGTCTTAATCTCGCGCTCGATCAGCCGGCTGGCTTTGACCTGATCTTCTGCAGTCATCCCCTCCTGCGCCGTGGTGAAGTACGAGCGCGCAGCGTAGGGGTCTTCATCGACCATGCGCGAAATCACGGCGGTCGACATGGAACTGTTGGTCTGCAGCAGGTTGGCCTGAAGCATCTCAGGCGGCATGCCGTTGCGCTCGGCTTGGTTGACCAGTACCTGCTTTGCCGAGTTCTGGTAGTAGGCGATCTTTTCCGGGTTGTTGTAGTTGAGCGCCGCACCCTGCATGGCGGTTTCAAGCTGGCCGCGATCAACATCGTCGTAGTAGCGTTGACGTTCGCCAAACTCGTACCGGTTGAGCTCGCGCGAGATCGATTCACGGCGCTGTGCGGCGATCTGGCCGAACATGGCGCGCTGATCTTCGGTAGACAGGCTCTCCGCGATTTTCGCCTGCGCCTGCTCGAACTGATCGAGCGTGCCATTGGTAACGTCGAGCGCGTTCTTGCCCTTGCGGGTATAGACGCCGCCCTCTGGATTGAACAGCGTATTGTGCTGCCAGTCGGTTAGCTGCTTGTCAGCTTCCAGAATGGCGGCACGGTTGGCGCTCTCGCGCTCCTTCTCGACGTGGCGGATGACAGCGTTCTCGGCCTGCTCAATACCGCGAGCAAGACCGGACGCATCAGGCCCGCGCATACTGAAGCCTTGGGCAGCGACGGGACGCGTGGCGACTTGACGCTGTGAATAATCAGGAATCCTAGCCATTACGCGCCCCCGCCTGCAGCGAACATGGCGCCTTTCTCTGCGCCGCCAAGAATGGAACCGATAGCCTCCATCTTGCCCTGATACTTGGCCAGCTTGCCTTGCTGCCGCTGATCCATCGCCTGTACGCGGTAGCCGTAGGCCTCGCGCGCAGCGTTGTTCATGATGGTCAATGCGTCCAGCTCTCCAAGCGCAGCTGCGTCGTTCTGGATCTGACCAGCCGTGCCGGTGTTCACGTCAATCCCATTCGCAGCAAACCCCGCGCGCTGAGCGCCGATAACTTGCTGAGTGGTCTTGCGCTGCTCATCAGCCGCGACGCCGCCACGCTGCATGGCATCCTCGGCTGCCTTCTTCGAGATGCCGGCGTTTACCTTCGCCACCTCGTCAAGGTACTTGCCCTGCTCGTAGCTGGCGTATGCGTTGAACAGGTTACTCACGCACATGATTTGCGCCTCATCCAGAATGGGTAAAACGGCATACCTAGCGGGCCATATGGCTCAGGCTCACCGAAGCTGAATCCCAGCCAGGACAGCCAGCGGATGGCCGCCGTATTGCGAATGTCAACGTAGTTGAGCAGGAGTGAATGCCTGCCCAGCATCTCGGCCACTTCAGGCTTGCAAACCTGCAAGAACGCTTTCGGAAACCGCTCGATGTGGCGCGTGCTGATCAGCCACGGGACGCCTATCTGCTCGTCATGCCTGGAATCGCCGAACACGGCCACAATCAGCCCGCCCACCACGATCTTCGAGGCCTTGCAGTGGTTACCCAAGGCTTCCGCCAGCGCGCCCTCTATGGGCGTTTGCAGGGCTTCAGCGATCTCATCCACATCGGCCTGGCGAACATCGGCAACGACACTCGCAACATCAGCGGCCGACAAGGGGAGCACTTCAGCTTTTGCCACTGACGGTAACCTCTGGGATCAATGCAAGGATGGTGAGCGGTAGCGGGTCAGGCTGCTGGATGTAGACGCGGCCAGACTCCTGCCATACTGATTCGATCTTTAGCTCGGTGATGCCGGTTGTGGCGGCGACAGGGGAGTCGTAAGTTTCGCGATACTCCGGCTTTGTCTCGTACAGCTTCGCGCCGCGCTTAGGGCCAGCCCAAAAGTTCCGCGATGCCTCCAGAAAGGCCGTAACCATCGGAATGATCTTGCGCTTATCGAACTGGGTAGCGGATGACCTGTCAGCCCAGTCGATCTCTAGCGTTTCCATCTCGGCCACATACGGCAGGCCGGCATGAACCACCGCCGAAGCGTGCTGCAGGCTGATGGACCCGCCAGTTACGACGCGCTGAGGGTGCACGTCGCCATCGGTGAGGATGGAAACTGTCTTGCCCTCGAGGTGCCCTAGGCCTGCAATGGTCGAGGCCATCAGCGCCCAGTCGCTTACCGCTACGTTGCGCAGGCTTTCCGGACATATCTCCAGCAGCTTTGCGGTTACGACGGTCGACGAGGTGTAGGCCGTGACCTCAACCCGTACCATCTCAGCTCCAGAGCGCAGCCGGTAGGTGCGGCCAACGCTGCCGGCAGTGAATGGCGTGTGACCGGTCGCCGTGACTGTTACCAGCTGCGGATATTTCCAATCCGTCCCACCGCTGAGCGTCAGTGCTGCCGACGCATTCTTGTTGCGTCCGTCATAGGTCAGCCCGCAGTCGACGAAGAAAGCATCTTCAGCGTCGATAATGTCGCGCGTCGCCATGCGCTCCACGTAACGCTTGGTCACGCCGTTGATGGTGCGACGAACGAGCAGGTAAAGCGCGTCCATCTGACCCTCAGCGATGCAGCAGACCGACTCGACAAAGCCGTCTGTGTGGTGCTGATGCCAGGCCAACAGCTGCTCTTCCGGAAGGAAGGTCATGCCCAGCAAAGCGCCGTCGTCGCGCGCCGCCCACACCAAGCGGTCAGGGATCTGCTGATAGGTCCAGTCAACCAGCGTGTAGCCACGGAAGAAGTGCGGCGAGAACTTGGTCAGGTCATCGCCGGAGAATCCGTCCGCCTCAAAGGTGTAGGCCAGCGAGGACACTGCGTTGTTACGCTGTTGCACGTAAATGGCTGAGTCGTTGATAACGATCGGCGGAATCTTCGACACACCGTTGTAGCTCTGAATCTCGGCCTTGACGGTCTTGGCTGTGATGCCTGATTCACCGCCAGAGATGACCCACTCGCCACCCGAGGTCAGGCCCAGCAACTGCCGAAGCGGCAGGATGTGACGGAACCGGTTCACCTGGCGTGAGGCAATGGTGAAAGTTATCGAGTCGTCATCCTTTACCGGCGTAGCATAGCCAAAGTTCTTGAAGTTGCCGGTCTTGCTCATCCAGAAGGTTTGCGGCGCCAAGTCGGACCCGGCAAAGCACAGGCGCTGCTGGTAGTAGCCCACCGCGCCCGGATAGTTTCCAGCACCCACGAACGGATTGTTGCCCGTCGGCGGCGTGTCGGTCTTGACTGGCGCAATGTTGATGTCGTTGAAGGTCAGCCCATCAGCCTTGCCAATGAAGCCGTAGATGCCTGAGCTGTTGCTGTCCTTGTAAACGTTGTAATAGTCCGAGCCAGCGACAGCGGCCCAGCTCAAGGTAGCGCCGGCCTTGCTGTCCCAGCTTGCGACCGTGACCGATGCAGACGGCAGGCTTTCTTCCGGAACCTCGCTGTCAGCCACTGCGGTGACGACGTAGCGATATGAGGTGGTATCTCCAGACCCACCGGAGCGAGCGGAGCCAGACAGCCCGGTCGGCGCAGAGATGCTTGGAACGAAGCTGATCTCGGCCAGCGTCCAGTTGTCGTGCCCCAGACGAGACAACTGCCGGGGCGCGTGCGATGGATGCACGATGGTCATGATGTCAGCCGACTGCGTGTAGTTCAGCTCGAACAGCTGCGCAGCGGTGAAAGGCGTGACGATTTCATACGGCACGCCAGGGCTCGACTCGACTACGCCTCCGTCCTTGTAGACGCGCATGTACAGGCTGCCGAACTCCAGGACGTAGGTCTGTTCATCGTTGAACTGAAACGGGATCAGGCGGGCATCGCCGCTGCCTTTGGTCTCGTTGATGAACACGGTGCCGGGGCGATTCTTGACGCCGCCATAGGGCATGACGAAGAAGTTCGAGCACAGGCGCAGACCGGTCTGGTAACGGGCGAGGTCGACGCGCGCATACAGTGAAGGCGCAAGCTCACCGGCCGCGAACGACGGCTGAATGGTGGATGTTCCCATTAGTTGCGCGCCTGTATGAACTCGGATTCAGGAAACGGCCCCTCCTCGCTTTCTTCAAACGCAAGGGCTCGGGCCTGATCGATGGTGATGAGGTAGTTCTGAATGGCCGCGCTGTAGTTCTCAGGGCGCGCCTGTAGACCCATGGCCAACTCTGCCGCGAGGCGCCACGCAAGGGCGCTGGTGAACAGCGGAGAGAAGTAAGTCGTGTCCTCAACCTTCAGCGTATAAACCAGCTCGGCTTGCTCCTGATCGGTGACGATCGCTCGCCCGCCAGTGGCATTGATGACCTTGAACTGCACGCGCTGCTCGACACGCGGCTGCCGCATGCCAGGCGTCGTGATGTGCCGGATCTGCAGGCAGTCGGTCGGGTAGCGATACCGATAGGCCCAGTTCTGCGGCGGTGTCCCAATGTCAGCCAGGGAGACACGCGCCTCAGCAAACGGCCAGGGGAAGTCTTGCAGCACCTGATCGCGGCACTGCTCATAGTAGAGCGCGCACAGCTCGGCCGCCTTGCTCTGCTCGTCTATCGAGTCGATGAACTGGTTCTGCCCGATGCGGGTAAGCGCCATGTTGCAGATTTGGACGACACTGGCCATGCGATCTCCGGAAATAGAAAGGGACCCGAAGGCCCCTTGGTGTTACGCGTCCGGAAGGTTGTCTTCCGGCTTTTCTTCAGGCTTGGCGGCCGGCTTTTGGCCGGGCTTTGCCTTTTCCTGCCTGGGTTCGGCCTTCACTTCTTCAAGGTGACTGCCGGGGCTGTCGATCTCGAGCGACACAACATCACCAGGCTCGCACAGACGCCCGTTGATGAAGGCGCGCTCAAGCACCTTGTAGCGCTTAGCCATTGGTCTGCACCCCTGCGACGATGCCAGCGGTTACCTTGCCGGTAGTCGGCGCGGTTCCGGTCACGGTGTAGTTCAGGCGAATGTAGCGCTCGCACCCCTGCGGCAGGGTGATGACAGGCGACTGGTAACCAGCAACCAGATCAGCGGCCAGAACGGTGACAGTGGCGAGGGTCTTGTCGTAGTTCTCGCCGCCCAGTTCCTTGTCGGCCTTGATCTGGGCTGCCCATTGCTGCGCTTGTTCGGCCTGCGCCTGCTCTGCTGCAGCGGAACGCTTGGTCTCCATCGATGCCTGCAGGTCGATGAGCTTCTGTGCCGCCTCTTGAGGAATGCCGAGTTCTTTGGCGATCCCCTTGAAGTTGGTTAGCACTTCGGCGTCCATCTCCATGCCGTCTGGCACAGCGAAGTCCGTGTATTCAACTGCCGGAGCCGGCTGGCCGGGCGCCTCTGCGGGTGCTTCTGCTTGAGCTTCCGGCGTTGCCGGGGTTGGCTCGGTCACAGGTGCAACTGCAGGGGCTCCGGACTGAACGTCTGCCGCGGCGCTGGTGGGTGATTCCGGAGCGCTTGCTTGAGTCGAGTCAGTCATTGGTTCCCTCTGTTTGCTCAAGTTGGAGTTGTCGGTTGTGCACGGCCTCGTTTGCCTCGTTCATCATCACGACGTAGAGGTCGGGGCAGAGCTGGTTGATCTTTTCCAGGTACTGGTAGCCGATCTGCTTCTTACCCTCGGCCAGCGTCATCAGCCCGCCGTGGGTGTTGAAGCTGGTGGAGAACAGGTTGCAACGGCTCAGCAGGCACCACACGAAGCGGCGCCCGGACTGCTGGCCCATCAGCCAGAGGAAGTCATCGTCGGCCTGTTTCGAGGCGAACTGATCCAGTACCGCGGCCTTGTCGGCTGCGGCTTTGTTGGCTGCGTTGGTCATTGGCCTACCAGTGCGGTGAGTGCGTTATCGCCGGAGACGTCGGTTTCGGAGAGAAGCTTGGCGCCTTGGATGCCTGCGCTCATCTGCTCCATGGCGGCCTGTTGCTGCTGAGCCTGCGCGCGTGCCTGGCGCATCTGTGCGACATCCTGAAAGGCCGTGATGCCATTGCATCGATCGCTCACAAGGTCGCCCGCTCCAAGACGGCGCTCGACAACGTAGGCAAGGAGCTGGTCGCCGAGCTGAAGGAAATCCCGAAGAAGATCGACGCCGAGCGCAAGCGGATGCGCGACACGCTGGACGCATGGAAGGACGAGGTGCGGGCGCCGCTGAATGAGTGGGAGGCGGCAGAAGAAGCTCGCAAGGCAAAGCACCAAGGTGCCATCGACCAGATCAATCTGCGGCTGGAGTGCCGCGACCTGGACTCGTCCGAACTGTGCCAGAACATCGAGTGGCTGGAGACCATGGCCATCGATGAGAGCTGGGAGGAATTCGAGTCCGAGGCGCTGCGAGCGAAGGACAAGGCCCTGGCCGCACTACGCGAAGCGCTTGCCGCGCGGGAGAGGTACGAAGCCGAACAGGCCGAACTCGAACGCCTCCGCGCCGAGGCAGCCCAGCGCGAGCAAAAGGAACGCGAGGAGCGCATCGCCCGGGAAGCCGCCGAGCAAGCCAAGCGCGAAACCGAGCAGCGCGCACAGGCTGAGCGCGAGGCCGCTATCCGCCGCGAGCAGGAAGCCAAGGCAGAAGCAGAGCGCCGTGAACTGCAACTGAAGCTGCAGGCGGAACAGGCAGAGCGCGAGAAGCTGGAAGCCCAGCAGCGTGCCGAGCAGGCCGAGCGTGATGCCGCTGAACGCGCCGAGCGCGCAGCAGCAGCCGAACGCCAGCGCCAAGCCGACGAGCAGGCGCGCATCGAGGCCGAAGCCAAGGCGCGCGAGGCGGACAAGGCACACAAGGCAGCGATCAACCGCACCGCCCTTGAAGCGTTCGTCGCTGGCGGCATGACCGAAGAGTGCGCCAAGCAGGCCGTGACGCTGATCGCTAAGCGCCAGATTCCCAACATCCAGATCACTTACTGAGGTAGATCCGATGAGCACCGCACTGACACCGCTACTGAACAAATTCGCCCAGCGCTACGAGATGGGCGCCACCCCGGCAAGCATCACCGAGTACATGTCCGAGTGTAAGCGCAACACTCAGCCTTGGCAGTCGCACCCGAAGCGGATGCTGCGTCACAAGGCCATGATCCAGTGCGCCCGCCTTGCGTTCGGATTTGCCGGCATCTACGACCAGGATGAAGCCGAGCGCATCGTGGAGCGCGACGTGACGCCCGGCGAGGAAGTCGAGGACGTTACCGAAGCTCTATCGCTAATCAACGCAGCGCAGACGATGGAAGGCCTGCAAGCCGCTTTCGGTGATGCCTGGAAAGCTCACAAGTCGAAAGGCGCGCGCGACCAACTGACAACCGCCAAGGACGCCCGCAAAAAGTTCCTTATGGAGCAGCCGGTCGACGCCGAGTACGAGGAGGTGAAAGATGGATCAGCGCAGTGACGAATGGTTCGCGGCCAGGCTTGGCAAGGTCACGGCAAGCAAGGTCAAAGACGTAATGGCAAAGGGGCGCGGAGGCGCCCCTTCTGCTACCCGCCAGAACTACATGATGCAGCTGCTTTGCGAAAGGCTGACTGGAATGCCTGGCTGGTACTCGACCGAGCAGACGCCAGAGGGTTACGCAGTCGAGAGCAGCGCCCATCGCAACAGCGTGCAGATTTACCCCGCCAAGGCGCTGGAGGCAGTGGATGACTAGCGCAGACACCCGCCTAACCCCCTAACCCCACCCAAACACACAGCCTGCCGGCGAGAGTCGGCGGGGAGGATTTGCCATGACTACTGAAAACCCGACGTACTGGTCAGATAACGAAGAAGACTGGAACTGCGACTGCCTCAGCGATTTGCTTGCTGGCAACGAAGAACTGAAAGCGGGCGACACGGTTTACTTCGGCACAGGTGTCCGTCCGCCTGCGACGGCGTTCATCAGCGCCTCCGACGTCATTGAAATGATTGGTGAGCGCGCTTACGAAAACTTTGGAGAGCACGCCGAAGACTACCCGGACGTAACAGCCGAGGCGAAGGCAGAGCTCGAATCGTTACTGAACGATTGGGTGAGCCGACACTGCCATCCAACCTTCTACCGGATCACGGATGTGACCGAGTACACCCTCACGGAAGAAGACATTCAGGACGCCAACGCCTAACCCCGCACGCAGCAGGAGATAGACATGCACACAGACAAGGCGATAGCAGCCGGCGTAACGGTGAGGGGGTGAGCATGAGCCTATGGCAATCATTCAAACGCCTGCCGGAGCAGGAGCAGAAGCGCCAGTTTGAAATCCTCGCCAGGTCCGACATGCAGCGAATCCGCATGGAAGTCTGGATAGAGGAAGAAGGCGAGCGCACGAACGTGTGCGTGAAGGGCGTGATCGGCAAGCGCTGCAGTTACTGCGGCTGCCGGGAATTGGATGGTGAATTATGTTCATGACACCGCAGGAAGTGGCGGACCTGACCGGCTATAAGAAGCCCGGCAAGCAAATAGCCTGGCTCAAGGCTGAGAAGTTCGGGTTCGTGGTTGGCGGCGACGGGCATCCCAAGGTTTTGCGCGACGTTGTATTGTCGCGCCTTGGAGCCGTCAAATCATCGAAGAAGGAACCGCAGCTGAGGCTGACGGGCTGAGGACACGAGCATGCGCCCGAGGAAGAAGGACCGGCATTTGCCGGCGTGCGTGTACCAGAAGCACGGAGCGTACTACCTGGTTCGCAATGGGAAATGGGAGCGGCTTGGCACGGATCTTCAGGCCGTCCTCATGATCTATGCCAAGCGGATGGCGGCAGGGAAGCAGGGCGGAATGCCTGATCTAATCGACCGGGCATTCAAACATCACTGCCAGCACAAGAAGCTGAGCAAAAACACCGTACTGCAGTACGAGGCGGCAGCCGAACGGCTGAAGACCATCTTCGCCGAGTTCTCGCCTGACCAGGTGCTGCCGAAACATGTGGCCGCGGTGAAGATGGATCTCGCCGGCACGCCCAATATGTGTAACCGAATCCTTTCATTCCTACGCATCGTATTCGGCTACGCGCTCGAGTGGCAGGAGGTCGACTCAAACCCCTGCATCGGCATCACGCGACACGCTGAAGGCCGGCGCGACCGGTACATCACCGATGCAGAGTTCGGCGCCCTGCTCAATGCCGCGAGCCCCTACATTCGATCCATCCTAGAGATGTGCTACCTGACCGGCCAGCGCATTGGCGACGTGATCGCTATCCGCCTAGCAGACATCAGCAACGAGGGCGTATCGTTCGTGCAGGAGAAGACCGGCGCCAAGCTGATCGTGGCAATGACGCCAGACCTTCAGGCCGTTATCGATCAGGCAAAGGCACTGCCGCGCAAGGTTCGCACTCTTACCCTGTTCTGTTCCCGCACGGGAAAGCCGGTTGCTTATGAGACCGTCAAGGAAGCGTTTCAGGCGTTGCGCGAGAAGACCGGAATCCATGACGTGAAGATCCACGACATCCGAGCCAAGTCGCTTACCGACGCCGACCGGGAAGGCAAAAACGCACAGACGCTTGGCGGCCACACCGACGCCAGAATGACCGCTCGCTACTTGCGCGGGCGGTTGCCGAAGATCGCCCAGGCGCCGACAATGCCGTCCCGGATTGGATGAAGTATTAGACGGCAGCGATGCGTAATAGACAGAAATCCACAGAGGCCAGCAACGACGGGCTTTCTAGCCACACCCCGATGATGCAACAGTACTGGAAGCTCAAGCGCGAGCATCCGGACCAGCTGATGTTCTACCGCATGGGCGATTTCTATGAGTTGTTCTACGACGATGCCAAGAAAGCTGCCGCGCTGCTCGACATCACCCTGACTGCGCGCGGGCAGTCGGCGGGCACGGCGATCCCTATGGCGGGTATTCCTTTTCATTCCGCCGAAGGCTACCTGGCGCGGCTGGTGAAGCTTGGCGAATCGGTGGTGATCTGCGAGCAGATCGGCGATCCGGCGACCAGCAAAGGGCCGGTGGAGCGCCAGGTGGTACGTATCATCACCCCTGGCACGGTGAGCGACGAGGCGCTGCTCGATGAGCGCCGCGACAACCTGCTGGCGGCGGTAGTCGGCGATGAGCGCCTGTTCGGCCTGTCGGTGCTGGACATCGCCAGCGGCCGCTTCAGCGTGCAGGAACTCAAGGGCTGGGAAACCCTGCTCGCGGAACTGGAGCGCTTGAGCCCGGCGGAACTGTTGATTCCCGACGACTGGCCACAGGGCCTGCCGCTGGAGAAACGCCGCGGTGTGCGCCGCCGCGCGCCCTGGGATTTCGATCGTGATTCAGCATTCAAGAGCCTCTGCCAGCAGTTCTCCACCCAGGACCTCAAGGGTTTCGGCTGCGAGAACCTGACCCTGGCCATCGGCGCAGCCGGCTGCCTGCTCGCCTACGCCAAGGAAACCCAGCGCACCGCCCTACCCCATCTGCGCAGCCTGCGCCACGAGCGCCTCGACGACACGGTGATCCTCGACGGTGCCAGCCGGCGCAACCTGGAGCTGGACGTCAACCTGGCCGGCGGTCGTGACAACACCCTGCAATCGGTCATGGATCGCTGCCAGACCGCCATGGGCTCGCGCCTGCTGACCCGCTGGCTGAACCGCCCGCTGCGCAACCGCGAGACCCTCGAAGCGCGCCAGGACTCGATCACCTGCCTGCTGGAGCACTACCGCTTCGAGCAGCTGCAGCCGCAACTCAAGGACATCGGCGATCTGGAGCGCATCCTCGCCCGGATCGGCCTGCGCAACGCCCGTCCGCGTGATCTGGCGCGCCTGCGCGATGCCCTGGCCGCACTGCCGCAGCTGCAAGCCGGCATGCAGGAGCTGGTCGCACCACATCTGCTGGCACTGGCGAAAAGCATCAGTACTTACCCGGAGTTGGCCGAGCTGCTAGCGCGCGCCATCATCGACAATCCGCCGGCGGTGATCCGCGACGGTGGCGTGCTCAAGACCGGCTACGACGCCGAGCTGGATGAGCTGCAGTCGCTCTCCGAGAACGCCGGCCAGTACCTGATGGACCTGGAAACCCGCGAGAAGGCGCGCACCGGGCTGGCCAATCTCAAGGTCGGCTACAACCGCGTACACGGCTATTTCATCGAGCTGCCGAGCAAGCAGGCGGAATCGGCGCCGGCCGACTACATCCGCCGGCAGACGCTCAAGGGCGCCGAGCGCTTCATCACCCCTGAGCTGAAGGAGTTCGAGGACAAGGCTCTGTCGGCCAAGAGCCGTGCCCTGGCCCGCGAAAAGCTGCTCTACGACGAGCTGCTGGAAATGCTCATCGGCCACCTGGCACCGCTGCAGGAAAGCGCCGCCGCACTGGCCGAGCTGGACGTACTGAGCAACCTGGCCGAGCGCGCGCTGAACCTCGACCTGAACCGCCCGCGCTTCGTCGAGCAACCGTGCATGCGCATCGAGCAGGGTCGCCATCCGGTGGTCGAGCAGGTATTGGAGACACCTTTCGTCGCCAACGATCTGGGACTCGACGACGCCACCCGCATGCTGGTCATCACCGGGCCGAACATGGGCGGTAAATCGACCTACATGCGCCAGACCGCGCTGATCGTGCTGCTGGCGCAGATCGGCAGCTTCGTCCCGGCAGCCGCCTGCGAGCTGTCGCTCGTGGACCGCATCTTCACCCGCATCGGCTCGTCCGACGACCTGGCCGGCGGGCGCTCCACCTTCATGGTGGAAATGAGCGAGACCGCCAACATCCTGCACAACGCCAGCGATCGCAGCCTGGTACTGATGGACGAGGTAGGTCGCGGCACCAGCACCTTCGACGGCCTGTCGCTGGCCTGGGCGGCGGCCGAGCATCTGGCCAAGCTGCGCGCCTTCACCCTGTTCGCCACCCACTACTTCGAGCTGACCGTGCTGCCGGAAAGCGAGCCGGTGGTGGCCAACGTGCACCTGTCGGCCACCGAGCACAACGAGCGCATCGTCTTCCTTCATCACGTGCTGCCGGGGCCGGCCAGCCAGAGCTACGGCCTGGCGGTGGCGCAACTGGCCGGCGTACCGGGCGAGGTGATCCAGCGCGCGCGCGACCATCTGTCGCGGCTGGAAACCACCAGCCTGCCTCACGAAGCGCCGAGAATAGCGCCCGGCCAGCCTGCACCACCCATGCAGAACGACCTGTTCGCCAGCCTGCCACACCCGGTGCTCGAGGAATTGGGACGGATCAATCCCGATGATGTGACGCCGCGCCAGGCGCTGGACCTGCTATACAGCTTGAAAACTCGCATTTGA